ATGAAATCAACAGGAATCGTTAGAAAAATTGATGAGTTAGGAAGAATCGTTTTACCGAAGGAGCTACGGAATACGCATGGTTTAACGTATGGTACTCCTATGGAATTGTTTGTTGACGAGGATCAAATCATTTTACGAAAGTACGAGCCTGGTTGCGTCCTATGTGGGAGCGTTCAGAATCTAAAGATACACAAGAGCGGGAAAAAGATTTGTAAGAAATGCTTATAAATCATGGAGGTGTTTTGATTATGGATACATTTTCTCAGATGGAACAAGAAGAGCAAGAAGTAGAGATTTTTGATTATTGCGATAAATGTTTGAAGGAAATTTACGTAAATCAGACGGCTTGGAAAGCTGGAGATGAATTGTTTTGCAATTGGGGGTGCTTAGTGAAAGGCTTGAATCTTGAGTATGTGACGATCACAACCAAGCGCAAGTAGTCGAAACCAGGAGTCGTCTCCTGGTCGCAGGGAGATGGCTTTCCCTGCCTGACGAGACGGGCTAAAAGAGGTGAGAAAGATGTAGAGGGTACAAGAGAGTTGGGGGGGAGCCCAATTCGAGAATTGAGTTTTGAAACTATGGAATTAGCTATATCGCGGGTTTCGTTCCCGCGTGGAGCTTGCAGTCACCTGCAGGTTGCACGGGTGGATGAATCCATCCAAGAGTAGTGAAAGAAGAAGGGAGAGAAACGCATGTTCAAATTGGACGATTTTGCAAATGGTGCTCTTGCAGAAAAATTCAACATCGAGGCGCAACGGGTTCTGGAGAACATCGCAGATCCGAATACGGATCCGAAGAAGGCACGTACCATCACCTTGTCAGTCACACTCAAGGCTGACGAAAACCGCGAACTTGCTATGGTTGATATCAATTCGAAAGCATCGTTGGCCCCAGCGAAAGGCGTGCAAACGAAGATCATCATGGATCGAGACAGCAAGGGAAAAGTTGTTGGAGCTGAATTAAAGTCTGGTGCCGTTGGTCAGTCCTATATCACGGAAGATGGCGATATTGCGGACGACCGGGGCAATAAAGTTGTTCAATTCAAATAATCGGGAGGAAAAATCATGATTAAAGAAGCCTTGAAATATTTGATTTATCTTGGAAGTACAGAAATTTTTACTACTGATACTGGTCAGAAATACTCTTCGCAACCGGTTCACTTGGTTAATCAGCCAACACCAGAGGCTCTAGTTGTTCGGAATCTGTCGGGACTAGTTGATTATCTGGTGAACAACTTTGACGACCAGCCGCCAGTCCTTGTCCATGTCGCTAGTCCAACAAAGGTAGATGTCTTCAGTTCATTCAACCGGGATTTTGAAAGAAATCATTTGATTCAGGCAGAAGCATTACTCCCTAGAATTTCTTTCGGGCAATTTTTGGATACGGAATCTTTCAATATTCTTTTGCAAAGCTGCTTTGTCCCCAATGAAGCTCGTGCCATCGTGCTAAAAGTAATCGGCAACATTAAAGAGGAAACGGTATCTAACATCGGGGATGATGGCGTGTCGCAACAAGTGACGGCAAAGACAGGGGTAGCAACGGTCGAAAATATCGTTGTTCCTAACCCAGTTGCCTTGAAGCCGTACCGGACATTTGTAGAAATCGAGCAGCCTGAGAGCGAATTCATTTTCCGTATGAAGTCTGGACCATCTGCTACCTTGTTTGAAGCAGACGGAGGTGCTTGGAAGCTGACGGCGATCGCCCGAATCAAGGATTATCTTCAGGAGGCATTAGCAGAACAGATTAGCAGTGGGAAAGTCACGATTATAGGCTAGTTAACCAAACAGAAAAGGACTCCGCTGCAACGGAGTCCTAAAAAATACTTTGGTTGGCTCCATCGTACCACAGATGGGGCCGGGAGGAAAGAACGTCAATCATCAGCAGCAGAGGACGGGGAGGAAACAATGATCAAAATTAATAAGCTGGAAATCGAAAACGTCAAGCGCGTCAAAGCCGTCAAAATCGAGCCTACAAGCGCAGGCCTGACGGTTCTCGGCGGGAAGAACAGTCAAGGTAAGTCGAGCGTGTTAGATGCTATCGCGTGGGGATTGGGCGGCAATAAATACCGCCCTTCCCAGCCTACACGTGAAGGATCGGTTGTTCCGCCATATCTCCATATTGTCCTATCCAATGGCCTGATTGTTGAGCGTAAAGGAAAAAACAGTGATCTGAAGGTTATTGACCCGAACGGCCAAAAGGGAGGTCAACAGCTGCTCGACAGTTTCGTTGAAGAGCTGGCGATCGATTTGCCGAAATTTATGAATTCTACCAGCAAGGAAAAGGCCAACATTCTTCTTCGCATTATCGGCGTTGGAGATAAGCTTCACGAGCTGGAAGTAAAGGATAAGGAACTTTACAACCGGCGCCATGCCATTGGTCAGATCGCCGATCAGAAATCCAAATTTGCCAAGGAACAGCTGTATTATCCGGATGCACCAAAAGAGCCGATTTCTGCTTCGGAGCTGATCCGTCAGCAGCAAGAGATACTTGCTCGAAACGGCGAGAATCAGCGTAAGCGCCAGAGATTGGTGCAAATTCAGGCTGCCTATGCCAGCCAAACAAAGGAAATCGAGCGGCTGACGGCGCTACTAAATGAGGCTCAGGACAAATATGCACAACTCGGAGTCGATCTGGAAATTGCGCAAAAAGACACGCTTGACCTGCTCGATGAGTCAACGGAAGAACTGGAAGCCAACATCCGCCAGATCGACGAGATCAACCGCAAGGTCAGAGCAAATCTGGACAAGGACAAGGCTGAAACGGATGCCAACGACTATCGCGTGCAATATGAAGCGCTGACGTCTGAGATCACGACGATTCGCCAGCAGAAAACAGACCTTCTGACGAATGCGAAATTGCCGCTTCCAGGACTGTCTGTCGAAGAGGGCGAGCTGACCTACAATGGCCAGCAGTGGGACAACATGAGCGGATCGGAGCAATTGATGGTAGCTACGGCGATTGTTAGGATGCTCAAACCGAATTGCGGATTTATCTTGCTTGACAAGCTGGAGCAAATGGACTTGGAGACGCTGAACGAATTTGGTCAGTGGCTGGAGCAGGAAGGGCTACAGGCCATAGCGACACGTGTCAGCACCGGTGATGAGTGCAGTATTGTCATCGAAGATGGATATGTCGTTGGGCAGGTACAGTCACCTGAACAACCACCAGCTGCGACAGAATCAAAGACGTGGAAAGCAGGTGAATTTTGATGCAAGTCATCAGTGGCAAGGTTGAAAAAGCTAAGAAAGTTGTCTTGTACGGTCCGGAGGGGATTGGGAAATCCTCTTTGGCCGGACAGTTCCCTAATCCCATTTTCATTGATACTGAAGGGTCAACCACGGAAATGAATGTTGACCGCTTGGGTAAACCGACGAGCTGGACCATGCTCAAGCAACAAGTGGAGTGGGTGAAACAGCAGGCAGGACAATTCAAAACTCTTGTCATCGATACCATTGACTGGGCTGAAATGCTTTGCGTGGAAAGTGTATGCGCGCAGTACGGCAAGAAGGGGGTTGAGGATTTCGGCTATGGCAATGGCTATGTCTACACCAAAGAGGAATTCGGTCGGTTCCTTAATCTGCTAAGCGATGTCATTGAAGCCGGCATTCATGTCGTTCTGGTGGCTCACGCTCAGATCGTGAAATTCGAACAGCCAGACGAAATGGGCGCCTATGATCGATACCAGCTCAAGCTCGGAAAAAAGACGAGTTCGCAGACCGCACCGCTCGTCAAGGAATGGGCTGACATGGTTTTGTTTATCAATTACAAGATATTTAGCGTTGCTGCTGACGAAAAAGGACGCAAGCATAAGGGGCAAGGCGGTGTGCGCACTATTTACGCCACACATCATCCAGCCTGGGATGCGAAAAATCGACATGGCCTACCGGATGAGTTTCCGCTGGACTATGCCCATATTGCCCATATTTTCAATGACTCTGGAAAAATGAATAAGAAAAAAATATCTGAAAAGGATATGTATTTCTACCATCCTGAATCTGAATCATATTGGATGTTACCAAAGGGTGAAGAAATTCCAGCAAATATTGATTTTGAACATTCTCATGAAATTTCTAAAGAAGATTACGAAAAAGGAATGTCTATAAATCGAGTCCAACACTCCGATCTATCAGTTGAACAGAAGCAGCAGGCATTTGGCCAGATGACCGGAGGGCAGACGATGCCACAGGAGCAGCAACCTTCAGCTGAAGATGCACTGACTCTGAACATATCGCAAAATATTCCGCGATCGTTGCGGGATCTGATGGTACAACATCAGGTGTCAGAAAATGAGATTCAAATTGTGGTAAGCCAAAAAGGTTACTATCCAATGGATACACCAATCACCAATTATGATCCTGGTTTTATTGAAGGCGTTCTTGTTGGAGCATGGCCTCAAGTATACATCATGATTCAAGAAGCTAGAAAAAATTTGCCATTTTAACAACGGGAGGAATAATACATGAGCCAAATTGATAGAGAACTGAGTTGGGACGACGAGATCGAGAAGGACGGCGGGGAGTTTATCGTTCTTCCTGCAGGTGACTACAATTTTACGGTCACGAAATTTGAACGCGGGCGGTTTACTGGCAGCGAGAAAATGCCGGCTTGCAATCAGGCAAAGCTGGAGCTGAAGATTCATTCTCCCGAACACGGTGACGTGGTTGTTTTCCATAATTTATTCCTACACACGAAGACTGAAGGGTTGCTTTCCAACTTCTTCGCCGGTATCGGCCAGAAGAAAAAAGGCGAGAAATTGCGCATGAACTGGAACATGGTTGTCGGTTCGAAGGGACGCCTGAATCTGGAGATCAATACTTTTAAGGGCAAAGATGGTAACGATCGTACAAACAATCAAGTGAAGACTTTTTATCCTTATGATGAACTTCCCGGAGCAACTGGACAACAGCCACCGCAATACCAGCAACAAAACCAGTATCAACAGCCGCAACAAAACCAGCCGCAACAGAACCAGTATCAACAGCCACAACAAAACCAATATCAGGCACCATTTCCGACAGGATCGCAACAGCAATCCGGCGGATTTGTCCCCGGAAAGTTTTAGGGGGGCATCATGGAGCTTAGACCTTACCAACAAGCGGCGCGGGACTCCATTCAGAACGAATGGACAAACGGCGTAAAAAAGACGCTCTTGGTCCTTCCAACCGGATGCGGAAAGACGATCGTATTTTCGAAGGTCATTGAAGATCGTGTAAGGCTGGGCGAGCGGGTGCTCGTCCTGGCCCATCGCGGGGAACTGCTTGACCAGGCGGCCGATAAACTTGAAAAATCGACAGGTCTGAAATGCGCAACGGAAAAGGCGGAACAAACATCAGTTGGCAGCTGGTACCGGGTTGTTGTCGGTAGCGTGCAAACAATGATGCGTGAAAAGCGGCTAGAGAAGTTTGACCGTAGCTTCTTCGATACGATCATCATTGACGAAGCTCATCATTGCATATCCGACAGCTATCAGCGAGTGTTGAAGTATTTTGAAGACGCTAATGTGTTGGGTGTGACGGCTACACCAGACCGTGGAGACATGCGTAATTTGGGAAGTTACTTCGAGAGTTTAGCCTACGAATACACGCTTCCGAAAGCGATCAAAGAAGGATTTCTCAGCCCAATCAAAGCGCTGACAATTCCCCTTCAGCTGGATTTGTCTGCAGTCGGACAGCAGGCCGGGGACTTCAAAAGTAGCGACTTGGGTACAGCATTGGACCCGTACTTAGAATCGATCGCAGCGGAAATGTGGAGGGTAGCGCAGGATCGTAAGATCGTAGTGTTCTTACCACTGGTCAAGACGAGTAAAAAATTTACTGATATTTTGAATTCCATCGGCTTCAAAGCGGCAGAGGTAAACGGTGAATCGCAGGATCGAGCGCAGATTTTGGAAGACTTTGATAGGGACAAATATAACGTTCTATGCAATTCCATGCTGCTTACAGAGGGCTGGGACTGCCCTAGTGTAGATTGTGTTGTTGTTCTGCGGCCAACAAAAGTCCGTAGCTTATATAGTCAGATGGTCGGGCGCGGTACCCGACTATATTCTGGAAAAACTGAATTGTTGCTCTTGGATTTCCTCTGGCATACAGAGCGTCATGAATTGTGTCATCCGGCGCACCTCATAGCAGAGAATGAGGAGGTAGCCAAGGCTATGACCAAGCAGATCGAAGAAGCGGGTATCCCGTTGGATTTGGAAGCTGTCGAGAAGCAAGCCACGGAAGACGTGGTTTCGCAGCGGGAGGAAGCGTTGGCCAAGCAGCTCGCTGAAATGAAGCGCCGCAAACGCGCTCTGGTTGATCCATTGCAATTTGAAATGAGCATCCAAGCGGAGGATCTAGCCAGCTATGTGCCGTCGTTCGGTTGGGAAATGGGGCCACCTTCTGAGAAGCAGATCCAAACGCTGGAGAAGCTGGGTATTCTGCCGGATGAGATCCACAACGCCGGCAAGGCGACGAAGCTACTGGAGAGACTGGACAAACGGAGAGAAGAAGGATTGACCACTCCGAAGCAAATTCGTTTTCTGGAGCAACGGGGGTTTGAGCATGTCGGCACGTGGTCCTTTGAATCTGCAAAACGGTTGATTGATCGTATCGCTGGGAACGGCTGGAAAGTACCTGTGGGAATCGATCCAAAGGAATACCGTGGTGAGTAGCTATGATACAAACCTATAAAGGAATAAGCCTAGAGCTGATCAATCGGAACTATAAAGGATACGCCGCCAAACGCTTTACACTTGGTGGTACCAGTCAAAACGTATGGATACCAAATAAGCATCTTGAGCCTGACGGAACCATTAAGCTCGGCGAGAATATCGATTATATATTCAGGAAATCGCAAAGACAACTTGAACTTGCTGGTTACACAGAACCGATTGTCGGAATTAAAAGACGGTCCAGTGCCGAGTACAGAAAAAGGTGAGAGCTATGGAGCATAAATTGAATCTGTCGCTTACTGGCCTAACATGGATAGAGATTGACGAGGCTCAGGCTCTTAGAGAGTGGGCGGAGAAAGCGAGTGGGGATTCATGGGGTGAAAAATCACATCGTTTTTTTCAGTGGTGGTAAGTCAAGTTTTTCGGTTGCTGATTGGGTAAAGACGCACTATCCAAAAGACAATATTGTTCTCTACTTCACTGACACACTGTGGGAAAACTTCGACTTATACCGGTTCATTGATGAAGCGTCTGACAAGCTGGAACTACCGATGTTAACACACAGCGCGGGACTTAATCCGATGGAGCTGATGTTTGAGAAGAAGTTGGTATTTAACTCGATGATTGGTGATTGCTCAAAAATCCTAAAAATGAAAGTTGCATCTGACTATTTTAAAAAAGGCATAAAGCCACCTATTGAAAAGTGGCGAAACAGGCAACACCTGAAGAGCGATGACTTTACAACAGCTGCCACACTTTATTTTGGAATCGGTTTTGAGGAAATGCACAGGCAAGGACCAATCGTGAAGAACTGGCAGCCATTTAAGGTTGAGATGCCGATGATAAATCAATACATCAATAACGATGAAGTGCTTAAAAAGCATGAAATTAGGCAACCGGTGCTCTATGATCTTGGTTTTTCACATAACAACTGTAACGGAAGATGTGTAAAGGCGGGACAAGGTCATTACAAAAACCTATACGATAAAATGCCAGAGGTCTTCCAGAAGATATTGGAACAAGAATACCACATGAAGATGTATGTATCAGCTTATCGATATATAACAGAAACGAACGTGCCAGATAGTGAGATCATACCAGAGCATGTCCAGGAAGTAATGCTTCAGGAGTTGGATGATGCGTATAAGGATTACTTTTATGGACGTGTTGAGAATCCAAGAATATATATCCACCCAGCAATGAGCGCAACAAGTGAGTATGCAGTGATTAAACAGTATGCTTTCATGAAAAAGTCTATCAATGGTCATACGGCACCGTATCCGATCAGCCGATTGAAGTCAGATATAGCAAAAGATGAGGAACAACGAAGAAGAGAAGGTATCCAGCTAGATATGTTCGATATAGGCGGTTGTGGTTGCTTTCTTGATTATGCAGGATAGGACATTCCAGCCTTACCAAACACCAAATACACGACATGATACTGCCGCACTGGTAGATCAGGAAAAACAAACCTAACGTTATCGCTGTTTCGGATAGCTTCTACATCAAACACTATGCCGTGTCGTCGAAACTTTCTAACTAACCTAGCAGATCGGCTACACGGCACTAGATGATAAAACGATTTTTGCATGATATATCACTCCTTTTGATAGAGAGTAACACTACTAATTGGGACAAAAATAGGAGGCGCTAGAATGCGAGAGATAAAGTTTCGCGGGAAACCTATTGAAGATTATGGAAAAATAACATGGTTTTATGGAAATGCAGTCTTAGATTATGAGAACAAGCTAGCTTATATTGAAGCTTCTGGACAAGGCTTTGTCCCTGTCGAGTGGGAATCAGTAGGGCAATATACCGAAGTTCATGATGATGAGGAAGATAATGAAGTTTATAACGGGGATATCGTTGAAATCACTCATGAAGAACGATTATTACGATGCTTTGTTAAATACGAGGGCAGTGGTTTCATGCTTGTCTCTGATGAATTAGAAGACAGATACATCTGGATGTCTGACTTGATTGAATGTGATCGTAGTTATTTTTGGTTGCCAGACTCAATAGTTATCGGCAATATCTACGAGAATCCAGAGCTACTGGGGGAAACACAATGACCGCCCATGATTTCAATATCGTTGTTGTGCAGTCCGAGGATATAACGAAAGGGATAGTCTATGGAACATAAAATGGATCTTATTGCACTACTTAATTACGTTGATCCCGCAATGCTTGATTATTCATCCTGGACAGCAGTCGGAATGGCACTGAAATACGAGGGCTACACGGCCAGCGACTGGGATGAGTGGAGCAAACGGGATGGAGGAAGATATCATCCTGGTGAATGCTTTAAAAAATGGACGACCTTCGAGGGCTCGGGCACACCGGTTACTGGTGCCACCATTACACAAATGGCAAAAGACAACGGTTGGATGCCACGCTCTACAGATCGTGAGGACCGGGAGCTTGGTTGGGACGATGAGATTGCCGGGGATTACGTGGTGGTTGATAAGAATTGGATCGAAGGCAAGGAAATCCACGAGCCGGCCATTTGGAATCCTGTACAGCAATTAACCACTTACCTAAGTACGCTTTTTGAGTCAAGCGAGAACGTTGCCTATGTTGTGGATACGTGGCAGAACGATGCGGGTAAATATTTGCCCACTAAAGGGGCATGGGACCGGACAGCCGGCGAGCTGATTCAATTGCTTAATCAATGCAACGGCGATATCGGTTCTGTACTGGGCGATTATAATCCAGAAGCCGGCGCTTGGATCAGGTTCAATCCATTGGACGGCAAGGGCGTGAAGAACGAGAACGTAACCGAATTCCGGTATGCCTTAGTCGAATCCGACACGATGGATCTGGAAAAGCAAAATGCGATCATGCGTGAGCTGGAATTGCCGATTGGCGCACTAGTCTATAGTGGTTCTAAGAGTATCCACGCTATTGTTAAAATCGATGCAGCAAGTTATGACGAGTACCGCAAGCGTGTGGATTACCTTTATGATATATGCCGAAAAAATGGGCTGAATATTGATAACCAGAATAGAAATCCGTCTAGGTTGTCCAGGATGCCAGGCGTGGAGCGTAATGGTAAAAAGCAATTTATTATTGATACAAATATAGGGAAATCAAGCTGGGAAGAATGGCAGAACTGGATTGAGGACATCAACGACGACCTGCCCGATCCGGAAAGCCTGACAGATTATTGGGACGATATGCCGAGCTTGGCGCCACCACTGATCGGGGGCGTGCTCCGACAGGGCCATAAAATGCTGATTGCGGGGCCGTCCAAGGCAGGAAAGTCGTTCGCCTTGATTGAGCTGAGCGTTGCCATAGCTGAGGGCGAAAAGTGGCTAAGTTGGCAATGCACGCAGGGGAAAGTCTTGTATGTCAACTTGGAGCTTGATAGGGCCAGTTGCCTTCATCGCTTTCGAGATGTGTATCAGGGGTTGGAGCTGAAGCCGCAGAACATTGATAAGATCGACATCTGGAATTTGCGGGGCAAATCGGTGCCGATGGATAAGTTAGCGCCGAAGCTGATCCGACGGGCGGCCAAGAAGAATTACATTGCGATCATTATCGACCCGATTTACAAGGTACTGACGGGTGACGAGAATAGCGCTGACCAAATGGCGCACTTTACTAACCAATTTGACAAGATCGCTACGGAATTAGGCGCGAGCGTCATCTACTGCCACCATCATTCTAAGGGCTCACAGGGTGGCAAGAAGTCGATGGACCGGGCCAGTGGCAGCGGTGTATTCGCCCGCGATCCAGATGCCTTGATCGACCTAGTGGAGCTAGATATAACGGAGGCTCTGCTAAAGCAAGAAGAAAACAAGGCCATTTGTGAGGTCTATAAACAGGTCTTTGAAAAATGCAACCGGGGGTATCTGGAGGAGCATGTCTCCCAGGACGACCTACTGAGTGCCAAAGCGATGGAGGATCATGCCAAGCGTGCGTTATCTGAAACGATACAAGGTATTGCCAGCTATGACGTTCAACAAGTATTGAGAAGCGTCCGTATACGTTCAGCATGGCGTGTCGAAGGGACGCTTCGGGAATATCCGAAGTTTGAACCGGTAAACATGTGGTTCCAGTATCCGGTTCATAAGGTGGACGAGGTTGGAAGCCTAAAGGACATCGAACCGGAAGGGGAAAAACCGGCATGGCAGAAGGCGACAGACAAACGGAAAGACAAAGCAAAAAAGGAACGTCGGAGCAGGGCTGAGGAGTTTGAAGACGTTGTCAATAACTGCAAATTTGGTGAACCACCAACGGTAAAGGACATCGTGGAATGGTATTCATCAACCGGCAAGGAGTTTGCCGAACGCACCGTAAGAGATTGGGTTAAGAAATATGGCTATATGATCGACAAGAATAACGGCAACATCATTATAAAAAATGACGGCGGTGATCATTAAAACCGCCACCACAAAAAGAACACATAACGACGGCGGCAATCTTCGATTTACGGTCGATGTAGTTCAGCGAAAAACATTATTCTATGGTCGCCGCCGAACCCTTATTTTTGCGGCGGCAATCATGATTTTATGGTGCCCCCGTGAGGCGGCGGCAATCACTATATATAAATATATAAGGATAAGGGAGGGGTGTATAAAACCACCCCTCCCCCTCCCCTAAATTTATTTGAAAATCCGCCGCCGCTAAAAAGTTAAAAATTGGATGTGATCAAATGGCGACTGAATTCTTCATGCCAATGAAAAAAGTACCGACCGTCACGCATCAACAGAAACAAGTTACAGTCGTGAATGACAAGCCGGTATTTTATGAGCCGGCCGAGTTGAAAGCAGCCAGAGCAAAGTTGATGGCACACCTTGGACAGCATGTCCCAGAACAGACATATACCCGTCCTGTCAGGTTGATTGTGAAGTGGTGCTTCCCGATTACAGGCAAGCGTCAAGATGGGGAGTATAAGTCTACGCGTCCGGATATCGATAACAGCCAGAAGTTGCTGTTTGACTGCATGACGGATTTGAAATTCTGGAAGGATGACGCGTTAGTGGTTAGTTTAATCGCTGAAAAGTTTTGGGCTAGGCTTCCGGGAATCTATATCCGGATCGAAGAGGTATAGGTTATGGATTACAAAGCCTTTTACGACGATGTCGTTGGCTGGATAAATCAAGCTAACCAGACCGCTGCTAAGTATGGGATGCATGATGAAAAGTTCTGGGCATGGGTGGTCGACTCAAGCGCAGCTATCAGCAAGAAGTATCAGGATAATCGGCTGGTCATAAAACAAATGCTCATGCTCGTTGAGTGGCTGGAAGATGTGTGTGGAAACAACGTCCATGAAAGAGGGGAAACGGATGAACCCTGAAAAAGATACGATTGAACAAGTTGTAAAAAAAAATTTACCCTTCGTTCACTTTATTTTGAAAAAATATTATCCCCCTGCTGGATATGACTATGATGACCTATTCCAGATGGGATGCATCGGGCTTGTCAAGGCAGCGCAAAGGTTTGATGCGACTCTAGGATTTAAATTCACAACCTATGCAGGGATATGGATTAAAAGTGAGATCCAAAAAGCAATCCGTTTGTCGACGAGTCCAAAAAGGTCGGGCGAGGTAGTTTCGTTAGATTACTCGGTCGAGGATGGGGAAGGTACGCTGCAGGATTTACTGGCAAACTATGATTCGGTGGAAGAAGAGGTTGAAGCAAGCTTGTTGTTCAATGAACTAATCAGAAAAGAACCGGTTATTACAAAGCTGGCACTACAGGGATACACCCAAAAGGAGATTGGCCGCAAATTAGGAATTAGCCAGGCCCATGTGTATAGGAAAATGAAGGACATGAAAAATGTTGCAGTGGCCATGTGTTAAGCCATGGTAACAAGAGCGAGATTTGTTGGCCGAGGTAGAAGCCGTGGTGATATTCGTTTTCCGCACAATGAAGAGGACATGCTTCCTGGTGAGGTAATCACCTATAAGCTCTCGCCAGGAGAAATGACAAAGCTTTTGGAAGGAGATAAAAATGTGATGGGGGCAGCCGCTAAAAGCAAGAAGGGTTTGACCAAAGATGTTTACCTGAAATTGGTCAAGCAAGGTATGATTGATTCTGATATTCGCAGGAAGTACGGGATCTCAAATTGGACGCAGTTAAAACGGATGAAAGATGCATGGGGGATTTCTGGGGATTCGGAAAGTAAAGCACCCCCGAAGGATAAAGCTCCTACGGGTATTTCACTCGAACAGATTATGACTCGATTGGATGAAATGGCTGCCGGACAAGCAGAAATAAAAAAGCAGCTGAATGGGATCTGGGAAATCCTCACGCAGCTGACAAAAGAAAATAAACCTAATAGTCAGTATAGCCAAAATGAGAATGAAAAGTCTAACGGTGATGATTCAATCGTGCTGATCCGAAAGCTGTTGAAAGAATTGTTGTAGTGAGGAGGGTACCGTAGTGTCACATATGGAACAATTGCTCATCATCGCCCCACGGCTTCCTGCTCCAGTCTTAGAAGATATCTATCGCCGGATTACCGACTGGTTAGCGAGCGGAGGTAGCGAGGATGATCCTTACATCGAACAACAGTTACGTTATGCGCAACGTTTTGTGATAGCGTGATGGGCACGGAACGTACAACTTTGACAAATGGGGTGAGGATATGAAGGCTCCAAAACAGTACGAATGTTTGGACTGCGGTTTTATAAGCAACAGATCAAAAACGATGAAAGTAAAATACGGCAGCACGACAGTGCTCGGGTTTGCAATCTGCTATAAATGTCGAGGACACGTAAAAGAACGCGAGGAATGGAAAGAGTGGCATCGTGCAGAATTCAGGAAAGTTGAAGCAAGTAGACAGAAATGGCTTGAGGAACAGGCAAAAAAGAGAGGACTGGCCTAGTTCACTTACAAAACATCACTTTTGAAAATTGGAGGATTATGCGATGAGTGTAAAACTGAGTGTTTCCGAAGGACTAAAACGTGTTGAGTTGGAATTGCCGAAAGCGAATAACCTGCAGGTGTTGAATATGATCCATGGGTTGTTTGGTTTTTTTGGTCACGAAATAAAAAGTGGTATGCTGGTAGCTCCACAAAGCTTGAGCCATACCCCAGAGGTCGTTGTATCGAAAAAGTCCGAGGAAAACGTGTCTGGTGATGATGATAAAGGGAATAGTAACATTATTCCAAAAGTTATAGAAGACCCAAAAGTCGATTCTAAAGAGGACAGCAAAGTTGAATCAACGGGACAAGCTAGCCGCCCCAAACAACTTCCGTATGTAAATAGTGAGTACACTATGACGCAATCTTTGGGGGATGTGCTTGGTCCGCTCCTTGGACTATCAGCTGCGGACGGATCTGAAAAATCGCAGGATACTCAGAATGCTAATTCCTACATGGCCTCAGAAGAAAAATCTCTTATTGATTCCACTAAGCAATATTCAGGCATTATTTACAACAATGGTGTTCCCCAATACCAGACGTATGTCTATTGCAAAAACTTGAAATGCGGTCAGCGCAAAAAGGTGTTCGTCAAAGAAACCCAGCACTCTGTTTACTGCCCAGCATGCGATACCAAGCATATCCGACGGGACGCTACGAAGGGAGGATTCCCTGAGCAAGACGATTTCGGGAATTATTTCAAAGCAGATCGTTTGTGGGTAGAGAATCATAAATCACACCAAGAAAGAATCAAAAGCCCATTGAAGTAATCCGGAATATGGCTAACACTTGGGATTTGAATTACAGGCCGGAGGGGGAAGACATCATGAAGGTTGCAAAAATTCGGAAAGGCACATTCCAGCACGTTGAATCAGAATTGTATTCCTATCACGAAACACGAAAAGAGATCGTGCGACTGAAAAATGAGATCCTGTACTCCAGCACATCAACGGAAGAAAATGTTGGAGGAGGTCGGGGGAATCTTCCGGGGGACCCAACTGGGCAGACTGCGATCTTGCTGACGAGTCATAAGAAACTGGAGCAACTTCAAACCATTGCGGATGCTATCGAGAATGTCGTTGATAGGCTTACAGAGAACAGAAAGAAGCTGGTCCGCATGCGTTACTGGGATAAGCCACAGAGACTAACTTGGGACGGTATCGCGGCTGAGCTACATGTGAGCCGTCGAACCGCTCTGAATTGGCGAGATGAAATAATCCGAGCCATTGCTGAGAAAATCGGCTGGCGATAGATTTGCACTATATTTGCACTTTTGGCACTAAAAAACGTGGTAAAGTGGTAGTGTAGGAAAAATTGTTTACTAATTAAGGGGCTCGTAAAACACGAGCTCCTTTTTTCTTTGATTTTCTTATCTCCAGTAAAGGCAGGTGTATGGTGTTGAATCGGGCAGTATTAAACCTGAAATACGCCTCGGTAGTTATATTAGCATTATCATTGTTAGCTTTTATAACAGGTAAAGATATAAGAATCAGTGAATTAACAAACCTTTTTATGCTCACCGTAATCTATCTTGAAATGATTGATAAGTAGAAAGGGGGGTGATTGATTTATGGATAGCATTGAAATGATTAAGGGTCATATACGGGAACTGGATAGAGACATTGATAGGGCACGCCTAGCTTACCAGCCAGAGTATGATGCTCATGCTAGATTAATGCAAGCGAAGTCCGATGCATTAAGGGCTTTAGTGCATGCAGAGAGAACGCATTTTGAATCATTAGAAATATCACATGGAGATACCTTTATCGATGCTCCTACACAACATGAAGAGGAATTGGACAAGGAGCTTAGTCCCTTTGAAAGACTTATCATAAGAGATAGGATGCGAGAGAAATAGGTTCTTCCAGAGAGGCTAAGGCATGCGGGTGCGCGCGACCCCAAAATCTGGCTAGATACAAAAATTTTTTGTTCATTTCGCTTCGCAATTTGTGTTTATACAAGAAAATGCATAATGATGTATAACCATTGATACAACTGCATTTGAACGTTGTAATATACAGTGAAAAAAGGGGGTGGTGAGAGTGTGTAATGCGAAATCAGGATAATAATTTTAGCGAAATGGTATTTACGACTAAACAACTTAGTGAGATCTTCGATCTATCTGCTCGACGGGTTCAACAACTTGCAGAAGAAGGAATTTTTGTTCGTGAAAAGCGTGGGAAATATAGAGCTATCGAGAGTATGAGAAATTACATACGCTTTTTACAAAACAATAATTCTGATAGTGAATCAGATGTGGATTATTACGAAGAAAAAGCCTTGCATGAGAGAGCAAAGCGAGAAAAAGCTGAGATTGAAGTTGCTCTTTTAAAGGGGCATATGCATAAGGCGGAAGATGTAGCTGCGGTTATGAATGACATGGTTGCTTCCTGTCGAGCAAAATTACTCTCGCTACCAACGAAATTAGCTCCTTCTTTACTTGGAAAGGATGATGTATCACATGTGAGAGAGCTGATCTCCAAGGAAATAAGGGAGGCTTTAGATGAACTGTCCAACTATAGCCGTGAAGTATTTATGTCTCATATGGCAGAAGATACGGAATGTGATGAAGATGATTGCTAACAAAACGTTTAAATTATTCAATACCATAGCAAGCCTATGGGCCCCACCTCCAGAATTGACCGTTTCAGAATGGGCGGATCGTTATAGGAGACTTTCTTCTGAAGCTTCTGCTGAACCTGGGAGATGGTATACCGATCGAGCTCCATATCAAAGAGATATCATGAATGCAATTAACGATGTAAATGTGATAGAGATCGTTGTTATGTCCTCTGCACAGGTTGGGAAGAGTGAAATCATTTTAAATAGTCTTGGCTATTTTATTCACCAAGACCCAGCACCAGTTATGTTGTTACAGCCCACTTTAGAAATGGCTCAGGCATTTTCTAAGGATCGACTTGCACCAATGTTAAGGGATTCCCCGGCATTAAAGGATAAAGTCAAAGACGTAAAAAGTCGAGACAGCGGTAATACACAGTTGCATAAGAAATTCCCAGGGGGACACATCACTTTAGCAGGAGCGAACGCACCTGCAGCATTGGCGAGTCGCCCTATTCGTATTGTTCTATGTGATGAGGTGGATCGTTATCCAGCATCTGCGGGAACGGAGGGTGATCCAGTATCACTGGTCACAAATAGGACCAAAACGTTTTGGAATAAAAAGCATATTTACGTCTCTACTCCAGGAATAAAAAACGTATCGAGAATTGAATCTCTATATGAAAATAGTACGATGGAGCAATGGTGTCTGGCTTGTCCAAGTTGTAAAGAATTTCAGCCTTTATCATGGAACCAGATTACTTTTGATTACGACGAAAAAATGAAAACAGCAAGTAATGTCTTACATGCGTGTAAAGAATGCGGCTCTTTGCATAAAGAAATGGAATGGAAGAACGCAACTGGCAAATGGATTGCGAGACAAGAAGGGTTAACCCGACGTGGATTTCATTTGAATGAGTTGGCTAGTCCGTGGAGTAGTTGGGAAGAAATCGCTGAAAAATTTAAAGAAGCGAACGAAGCACTTAAAAAGGGTAACAAAGAGCCGTTGAAAAGCTGGATAAACACAGCATTAGGAGAAACATGGGAAGAGAAAGGCGAATCAGTTGATAGTGAAAATCTCTCAGACCGTGTAGAGGAATATGTTTCAGATGTTCCCCCAGGAGCTCTTCTTTTAACAGCAGGCGTGGACGTTCAGGACGATCGATTCGAAATAGAAGTAGTCGGCTGGGGAGCTGGAAAAGAGTCTTGGGGGATTGAGTATAAAGTAATTCCAGGTGATTTAAAACAACCTCATGTATGGAATCAGCTAGGAGAATACCTTGAGAAAACGTGGGAGAACTCTGATGGCACGCGTCTTCACATTACAGCTATTTGCATGGACTCAGGCGGCCACTTTACGGATGAAGTATATCGATTTTGTAAACATAGAGAGAATAGACGTGTCTATGCAATAAAAGGTCGCGGTGAAGACGGGATACCCTATATTGGTAAACCAACACGGGCCGGAAGGATTAAAGCAGCACTGTTTCCTATTGGGGTTAATATCGGGAAAGAGCATATTTACTCCCGTTTAAAAGTTGAAAATGCCGGTTCTGGCTATTGTCATTTTCCTAGTGATCCTGAAAAGGGATACGATAAAAAGTATTTCAAAGGGTTGACCAGTGAGCAAAAGGTTGAAAGGTTTGTAAAAGGAAAAATTAAATATGAGTGGGTTAAGAAATATTACCGAAACGAGCCACTTGATTGCAGAAACTATGCGACGGCTGCACTCGAAATCGTAAACCCTAATTTTGAAGCACTAGCTAAATATGGTGGATCTCGCCAGGTAAAAAATAAGCGCCGAGTTATCAGCAAAGGAATCTAATAGAAAGGGGGTGAATGAACGATGGCTTGGGATTTAGAAACAGCAAAAAAACATCTTTCCTCCTGGTTAGAAGCTGAGCTAGCCATATCTACGGGACAATCTTATCGAATGGGAACAAGGTATCTATTTCGTGCAGAATTAAAGGAAGTACGTGAACAAATTAAGTTTTGGCGTGCAGAAGTAGAACGGCTTAGTCAAGGTAGAAGAGGGCCACGAGTCATGCGGGCCGTTCCTCGTGATCTATGAATAAATTCGAACGCATGATAGCCACTGTATCTCCGTCTTGGGCTCTTAAAAGACAAGCAAGTAGACAAAAACTCAATATATTAAACTCAGGGTATGGAAATCACGGTGGCAGTAGGAACAAAAAGTCTTTAGTAGGTTGGATATTTGGCGGTGGATCTCCTGAAGAAGATATTAACGCAAACCTGGATACTCTACGTCAAAGATCGCGGGATTTATTTATGGGGGGAGCTGCTCTTGCAACGGGAGCACTCAAAACAGCAAGGACAAATGTAGTCGGTACAGGGTTACGACTAAAACCCACAATTGATACTGATTTTTTAGGATTAAACGAAGAAGAAGCTGAAAATTTAAAAGGCATTATTGAGCGAGAATGGAAACTTTGGTCTGAAAAAAAAGACTGTGATGCGATGCGAATGAATAACTTTGTTGAATTGCAGCAGTTAGCATTTTTGTCCCAGTTGATGAGTGGGGATTGTTTTGTACTGCTCCCTATGAATCAAAGGCCACACAGTATTTATGATTTACGAGTAAGAATCATCGAGGCCGATCGATGCTGCAATCCCGAAAACAATCGAGATGAACGCATCAAGAGCGGTGTTGAGGTTAATGATCACGGCGAAGTTGTTGCCTACCACTTTGTCAATAAGCATCCTTTGTCCACTGGATTTGGAAAGAAAAAGTGGGAACGTGTAGAAGCGATTGGAAAAAAGACGGGGAGAACAAACGTCTTGCATCTAATGGAATCGGAGCGACCAGAGCAACGCAGAGGTGTCCCGATATTAGCGCCTGTTATCGAAGCATTAAAGCAATTAGGTAGATATACAGAAGCGGAGCTCATGGCAGCAGTTGTATCTGGTATGTTTACAGTGTTTATAAAAGCTGAACAGCCTAACATGCCAATGGGAGAAGGAATCGACCTTGAAGATCGAATCGATGATGATAATGAAACATCATATGAATTAGGGAGTGGTTCCATTATTGGCTTGAATCCTGGTGAATCTATTGAAACAGCAAACCCAGGACGACCCAATACGGCTTTTGATGGTTTTGTGACCTCTATTTTGCGTCAGGTAGGTGCAGCGTTAGAAATCCCATATGAATTGCTCGTTAAGCATTTTACATCATCCTACTCTGCATCACGAGCAGCCCTTTTAGAAGCTTGGAAAATGTTTAGAATGCGTAGGAACTGGCTAGCGTCTGATTTCTGCCAACCAATCTATGAAGAATGGTTTTCGGAAGCAGTAGCTAAAGGACGCATTCATGCACCAGGCTTTTTTGACGATCCGTTAATCAAGCAAGCCTATACACAGGCAGAGTGGCATGGACCAACTCAAGGCCAGATTGATCCATTGAAGGAAGCGAAAGCAGCCCAACTTCGCATTAGTGAGTGCCTAAGTACGATTGAAAGGGAAGCGGCAGAGATGAATGGATCAGATTCAGAGCAAAATATTCGACAACGGAGTCGAGAAGAACGATTGAAAAGCGAAGGCGGGATACAAAATGCCAACGGAACAGAAAGCGCCGTTCTGGTCAATGACGAAGAACGCGGCGAAGAATAGCGGGGAGCTGGTCATTTATGGTTATATTAGTGAGTATGACTGGTGGGATGAAGACATAACCCCTCAAAAGTTTAATCAGGATCTCGCTAACCTTGGAGATATTGACGAACTGGTAATCCGAATTAACAGCGGTGGTGGATCAGTAACGGCCGGAGTTGCCATACACTCCATGATTAAACGACATAAAGCGAAGACGACGGTTTATATCGACGGATTGGCTGCAAGCATCGCCTCTATTATTGCTATGGCTGGAGATAAAATCATCATGGGAAAAGGATCAATGCTAATGATCCACAATCCATCATCTGGCGCTTGGGGAGAAGCTAAAGACTTACGGAAGCAAGCCGACGTGTTAGATCAAGTTCGCGAATCACTTATCGACATTTATGAAGCCCGATCAAGTAAGAATAGAGACGAAATAGGCGAATTGTTAGACAAAGAAACCTTTCTATCGGCAGCCGAAGCCGTTGAGTATGGTTTTGCAGATGAAATTGAAGAAAGCCTGCCAGTAGTCGCAAGTATGCGAAATGGTACGGCTTTTTTTAATGGATTTGGATTCGATTTTTCCAAATTTAAAAATCCACCTAAACTCCCAACCCTTGAAGTACAAAACCAAGCATTGTCTGTATCAGAGGAGCCAAAGAATGAAAGGAATGGGGACAAATTGACACTTGAAGAGTTAAAGAACAAGTATCCCGATCTATACAATCAAATTTTTGATTTAGGTGTGCAAAATGGTGTTAGTGCCGAGCGCGTACGTATGAAGGCAATCGATGAGATCGGAATGCCAGGTAGCGAAGAAGTAATCAATAAAGCCAAATATGAAACTGGTATAAGCGCTGAAGCAACTGCTCTGGAGATCGTAAAAGCACAAAAAGCAAAAGGGAGCCAATATTTTACCAATTTACAGCACGACGCAACAGCATCCGGACTAGATAACGTTGATCCTGCCGCACCAGATGTCACTCAGAGTAAAGAAGAAAAGGTAGCGGAAGCTGGTTCGATGCTTGCTAATATCATAAACAAAATGCGAGGAGGAGAATAACGTGTCCAAAAGCTTACTGTCACAAACTAAGTTAGATCACGACAATCTTATTGCAGGTGATTTTCATGCCGTCATGGATAAGGTCGTTGTTAAAGCCGGCTCTGCCTATCGACGGGGAACGGTTGTCGGGTTACTTTCAACCGACGAAAAAGCAGTGGCCATCGATTCGACGAAAACAGATGGCTCCGAAAGACCGTACGGTATTCTCGCTGACGATATCGATGCAACTGATAGCGATATGGAGGCAGTCGTTTATGTAACAGGTGAATTTAACGAAAATAGGTTAATTTTTGGTGGTACAGATAAGGCTGAAACACACAAAAAAGCTTTGCGTGAGATGGGGATTTTCCTACGCAAAGCAATGAAATAAGGAGGGCTACACATTTATGTCTATTAATATCTATGATCCACGTGTCATGCTATCAGCAATTGAACAGATACTTCCCGTAAACACCTTCTTGAAGAGTACATTTTTCCCAAACAACGTTACCTTTCCGACTGAAAAAGTGGATATCGACTATAGTAAAGGTCGCCGGAAAATGGCTCCTTTCGTTTCACCACGGCTACCAGGTACATTGCTGGAACGTCCTGGCTTTACTACTAAAACGTATACAGCCCCAATGATTAAGCCAAAAACTGTGTTAACAGCAGATGATCTTCAAAAAAGAGGAATGGGAGAACATATTTACTCAGGTAAATCGCCTGATGAGCGTGCAGCCGAAAAAATGGCTCGTGATATGGCCGAGCTGGATGAAACAATTACTCGCCGTGAAGAGTGGATGGTATCACAAGTTCTCTTTACTGGAAAGGTCGAAATGATCGGGGATGGAGTCGATGAATATATCGATTTCGATTTCACGAATAAGGTTGTTTTAACAGGTGATGCAAAATGGACTAATCCAAAAAGCAATCCTCTAGGAGATTTAAAAAACTGGCGACTGTCAATCATTCAAAAATCAGGTATTACCCCCGATATGGTGGTCATGGCTTCTGATGTTGTAGATGCCTTTATTAATCATCCAGGTGTACAAAAGGTTATGGATACGCAACGTATTATTTTAGGTAAAATCGATCCACGTGTTTTACCTAACGGAGTAACGTACATCGGATCGATCTCCTCTTTAGGCTTAGATATCTACAGCTATGACGAATGGTTTTTCGATGAATTGGATGAAGCGGAAAAACCTTTGGTTCCATCGGGTTCTGTTATGGTAGCATCTACGCGTGCCAGATCTTCTTTATTGTATGGTGCGGTTACTCTTGCAGACGAAAAGAACGGTGGTTTTATTACCTATGAGGCTACGCGAGTACCGGATTCATGGATGAAAAAAGACCCGGCTGCTCGCTTTCTACAAATTAATAGCAGGCCCCTACCTGTTCCGCATGAAGTAGATAGCTGGTATGTCGCACAAGTGTTATAGGAGATGATAGAGAATGACTATTATCTGTAAGTGGCCAGTATATAAGGATTCACAAACCATTCAGCCTGGTCAACCTATTGACGGACTAACCCAAGAAGATGAGCAGCGTTTGCTTTCATTAGGAATTGCGTATCGAACAGAAAGCACAGATGCACAGGCAGTAGAGTTGGATAAGCCCAAAAATATCCTGGAAGATGAACAAGATTTGCCGGATAAAGATTCACACGCCAAGGGAAGGAAAAACGATGTAGGCAAAAAATCGACTTTAAAAAAGGGGAAATCGAATGCCAACGTTTAAGGATTTCATACCATTAGATAATAAGCGTGTTTTCATAAATCTGAATGAGTTTGCCGAAATCCATAATATCGACGGAGAAGATCTTCCCATTGTTTTTGATGCTGATATTTTGAATGAGCGTCCTTTGCAACATGCAGAGGGCGTTTATTTATCCCATGTAGTCATATTTGTAGAAAAAAAAGCATTAGGCTATACCCCTGTACGAAATCAGGAAATAACGGTTGATGGTGTTATTTATACTGTGATGAAAGTATCTGATGATAACGGGCTGTTAGAAATTACGCTAGAGGCGAACGAATCATGATTCGTGTTAACTCGAATACTGAGCAGGTAAAAGCTGCAATTAATCAGATGAAAAATGTTGAAAAGAGAATTCCAAAAGCTTTTTCATCTGCGCTAAATCGGACTGGCCAAGGCTTAAAAACTGAGGCTGTCAAAATGGTTACGGGAACATACGACGTGAAGGCAAAAGATGTCCGACCGACCATTCGGCTCACGAAGTCCCAAGCGGGAAATCTTCAGTTGGAAATGATATCAAAGGGAAAGAACATTCCATTGATTCGATTTCGTACAAAACCAAAAAATATTCCTAAACGAAAGCCAAAAGTATTAGTAGCTTCTGTCAAACGTAGTGGTGGGAAGCCGATCCCTGGCGCGTTTATTACCCGTGTCGGTGGTCACGTAGGTGTATTAACACGGGTAGGAGTAAGTCGATTGCCGATTCGCGAATTATACGGGCCTTCTGTGCCTGTAATGCTTGGCAATGAAAGAGTAAGTAATCATTTAGAAAAAGAAGCGCGAAAACGAATGAAAATAAGGTTAGATCATGAAATAGCACGTCAACTAAAGGGGACAATTAAGTGACTCCTATATTTTTGCTGGATGCCATTGTTCGAAGACTAGAAATGATAGTAAAAGAATATACCCTTGAATCGAATGCAGGAACGATGAAAACGCCTCAAATTTACAAAGGGTATCTACCTCCCAAGAAAAAACCGGACGAAAAAGAGCCTGATTTTCCTTATATTATTGTTCGGCTCTTAAACGGGAGTGATACGGATGAGATGTCAAGTGTCACCGTCAGAATGCTATTTGGAACATACGCTCATGATAACGAAGGTTTTATTGACACGTTAAACATTATGGAACGTGTCCGGCAGCAATTTAACAAGCGTCGAACATTAGAAAATAAGTTTCGAATGGAGTATCCATATGAATGGACTTTGTATGAAGAGCAGCCAAAGCCTGAATGGATAGGAGAATCGATATCCAGGTGGGTTATCGATCAACCCGTAGAGGAGGTAGACTTCAATTGGTAAAAAAGAAAGATGAAAAAGTAAAAAACGAAACAAGTAATGGGCAGGAGCAACTGATTTATTGCGGGCCTAATGTTCCTGGTGGAATCCTAATGCGATATACCGTATTTCGCGGTGGGAAGCCGGATTATTTACAAGATTTATTTACTAATCTTCCTGGCATCGAGGAGCTTATCGTACCTTTATCCGAATTTACAGAGGTTCTGAACAATACAATGATAGTCGGAACACGAGAACACCAATTATGCCAGGAAATCGCCCAATATAACGGACAGGAGGCAGCAAATTAATGGCATATAAACACGGGATATATGGATATGAAGTGCCAACCTCACTATTACCGCCTACACAAGTAGATGCGTCTACGCCAGTGGTGTTTGGGACAGCTCCTATCAATTTATCAAAACGAGACAAATTACCTGTAAACGAGCCTATCCTTTGCCATAGCTACAAGGAAGCGGTAGAGGCTATAGGATACAGTGACGATTGGGAGAAGTACACTCTAAGCGAGTTTATTTACTCCCATTTTTCTTTGTATGCAATGGCTCCGGTTATTTTTATTAATGTCTTGGATCATGAAAAGCACAAGCAGAAGGTATCTAATCAAAACATAAATGTTTTGAAGCGTGTAGCTGTCATAGAAAAAGAAGGCATCCTGTTAGATACGCTTGAAATAACGAACGGAGAAACGGTTTATTCCAAGGAAGGCTATTCTGTTGCATTCGACAGCAAAGGTTATGTAGTAATTACTATAAAAAAAGATGGAGAAATACCAGCAGATATACCTTCCATATCGGTATCTTATAACCATCTTGACCCATCTTTGGTTGTATCGGCTGATGTTGTAGGCGGTATCGATGTTTCTACTGGTCGACTAACTGGACTTGAATTAGTAAACGAAGTGTTCCCACGTTTTCGTATTCTTCCTGGTCAGATCCTTGCTCCTGGCTTCTCACACGATCCACTTGTGGCAGCCGTCATGAAAGCCAAGGCGGAAAATATTAATGGACACTTTAGATGCATTACTTTGGTAGATGTTCCTACTAATAAGGTGAAAAAATACACTGATGTAGCTGCATGGAAAAATGACAACAACTATATGTCAGAAAGACAACTTGTTTGCTATCCGAAGTTATCACTGGGCGGGAAGCAATTCTTCTTTTCTACTCAGCTTGCAGGTGCTATCTGCAAAACGGACGCAGCCAATGAAGATGTACCTTATGTATCTCCGTCTAACAAGTCTTTACAAGCAGATGGAGCTGTACTTGCTGATGGAGCTCCTGTTTTCCTTGGTCCCGAACAAGCTGCATATCTGAACGGTCAAGGAATTATTACAGCTTTAAATTTTTCCGGTGGATGGAAAGTATGGGGGAACCGAACAGGTGTATATCCTGCGGTTACTGATTCAAAAGATGCGTTTATCTCTGTTCGACGTATGTTTGATTGGATACAAAATACAATCATTTTAACGTATTGGCAAAAAATTGATTCGGCCATTACGAAACGCTTAATCGAATCCATAACAGACAGTATAAATTTATGGCTAAATGGTCTTACAGCCCGTGGATTTTTAATAGGTGGCCGTGTAGAGTTTAATGCTTCGGAGAATCCAGCAACCAATCTTATGGATGGAATCATTAAATTCCATGTGTATTTAACCCCTCCATCCCCAGCTAGAGAAATAGATTTTATTGTGGAATACGATCCAAAATACATGAACGCACTCTTTGCGGCGTAAGGAGGTTAAAAGGTGAAAAAGATACCAGATAAATTAATCAACTACACAGCTTACCTTGATGGTAGTGAATATCTCGGAACTGTTGATATACAGTTACCAAGCTTAGAGGCTCTAAGCGAAAGTATTAAAGGCGCAGGAATTGGTGGTGAAGTCGAACTGCCGGTGTTAGGGCATTACGGTTCTATGACGGTGACTCTAAATTGGCGAACAGTAACCACTTCAGCAATTCGTCTTGCCCGCCAGCGAAGCCATTCACTAGACTTCCGTGGATCGCTGCAGCAATACCATTCTGGAACTGGGGAATTAATACCTATAGGAGTAAAGGTCAGTGTAAAAGGGATTCCGAAAAAGACAGACCTAGGAAAATTTGAAACTGGAGCTACTACGGATACCTCAAATGAAATGGAAGTAACCTATTTAAAAGTCGTAGTAGGTGGAAGAACCCTTATTGAAATCGACAAATTTAACTTTATTGCCGTGATCGATGGTGTAGATGAATTAGCAGAAGTTCGCGAACAATTAGGAATGTGAGGGTAAAAACCAATGGAAAAATATAAATTACAGCGCCCAATTGAATTTGATGGTAAGTTATACACCGAAATTGAGTATGATTTTGAATCGCTAACAGGAGAGGACATGATCAGCGCCGAGCGACAGTATCTTTCCTATGACTATAATCAAAAAATTTCTTTAAAAGAGCTATCGAAAGAGTATCAGATCCTTCTATTTTCGCGTGCAGCAAAACTACCTAAAGAGTTTTTCGACAAACTTTCTTCGAAGGACTTTCAAAAACTTACGATTAAAATGCAAGTTTTTTTGCTAAAAACGGATTCAGCGGAGGCATAAGCCCAATGGAGGTAGTAAGACGACTTGCTGCCTCCCTTTCCATTATTTCGCATACTTCTATACCATACTTTCTATCGCTCCCTATTAGGGAGCTGTTTTTATGGGTGGAAACGATAGAAAAAATGCAAGGCGGTAGGTGATGATGTATCGCAAAAGAATATGAAATCGCCTTTAAATTGGGTGCGGAGCTTGAATCCACGTTTACAAAATCATTCACTGAGGCTTCAAACGACTTTAAGGAACTAATGAAAAACGTAAAGGATTTGAGCAAAACCAGGGGCTCTTCTAACATTACCAAACCCGTTCGAGATGACTTGAAAAAAACGCAAGAAGAAATGCGTAAAACAGAAAAGACTAGTGAGAGCATGATATCCCTGCTTAAAAAAGCAGGGGTTGTACTTACTGGTGTTTTTGCGGCTGGAACGATTGTTGGTTTTGGAAAGGACCTAGTACAAACATATGCAGGGTTCGAACAGGGAATGGCAAATGTCCGAGCTGTTTCAGGACTTCAAAAAGATAGTGATGAGTTCTCGCAGCTATCGGCCAAAGCCAGAGAGATGGGCGAACGTACATCAAAGACGGCGAGCGAGGCAGCAGATGGGCTTCAATATTTAGCGTTGGCCGGCTGGAATACAGAGCAGATGTTAGCAGGTATTGAGCCTGTTTTGCGTCTTTCTGAAGCCGGAAATTTAGATTTAGGGCGTGCATCTGACCTTGCTACCGACTCTATGGCCGCACTTGGTGTAAAGGTAAACGAACTACCTGGTTATCTAGACAAAGTGGCACAAACATCCCGTAGATCAAACACAAGCGTGGAACAACTTATGGATGCCTTTCTTGTTGCCGGCGGTACATTTAAAACGTTTAATGTCCCGTTGGAAGAAGCAAACGCACTCTTGGGTATTATGGCTAACCGTGGTTATAAAGGTTCCGAAGCAGGTACGGCCATGAATGCGATTGTTACGAACATGACCTCTGGAGCTGGACAAGCTGGTAAAGCTATGAAAGAGCTAAATATATCAGCTTTTGATAGTAAAGGTAAGTTTAAAGGTCTGGAAAATGTTTTCCGTGAAGTGAAGGGCAAAATCGATAAAATGACAGACTCTCAAAAAGCCCAATATATTGCCATGATTGCGGGTAAAGAGCACTTAAAAACCTTTACAGGTATTCTTGATGGTCTTGGAGGAGAATACGGGGACTTAAAAAAACAAGTATCCGCAGCGGACGGAGCTCTCATGGAAATGGCCGATACTCAAATGGACACCTTTCTTGGTTCCATGAAACTTTTGGATTCTGCCGTGGAGAGCGCAAAGATAAGTTTAGGTGAAAAAATGGCTCCTGCCATTCGGTGGGTAGCTGATCTTTTATCGACTACAATCCCTAAAGCCATGGAGACAGCAGAGGCCTTTTTCCTAAAGACAGGAGAGTTTATCACCCCTTTTATCGAGTCTGCTAAGGTCTTGTCCTCCGATATGTTCGAAGATGCAAAAACACTATTTAGTCCACTTGTAGAAGGGATTAAAGAAATGATGGGTGAATCGTTCTCAACTCTCCAGGAGTTGATGCCCCAATTTGGTGACTATGCATCCGAAATGTTGCCATATCTTACAGATGCGTTTCAGTCGTTAGGAGTAGGGATACAAGCTGTGATCCCTTATTTTTTATCGTTTATAAGAGCGTGGCAACAAATTGCAACTAAGCTTATCACCGTAGTAGCACCTATTTTCAAATATATCGCAGGTAAAGTTATCCCGTTACTATCGGACGCCATTGCGTTTGTTTATAAAACTGTAGTTCCAAAACTTGCAGAGACTTTCCAGACCTGGCTTCCTCCCGTAAAGCAAATAATCATGGGCCTTGGGGACGCCTTTTTTGGTGTTTGGAATAACATGATTAGGCCTATCCATGATGATCTTTACGCCGTATTCCAATTTGTTTGGCCTGTTGTTAAAGATGTAGTCGTAGTCGCAATTGACACGATTAAAGATGTCATAGGTGGGCTGTTCGTTTCTTTAGGTGGTGTCATTGATTTTGTAGCGGGTGTATTCACTGGTGATTGGGCCCGTGCATGGGAAGGGGTAAAAAATGTATTTGGTGGTATTTTTGAGTCGCTTGTCGGTCTTGTAAAAGGACCACTTAACGCTATCATTGCATTGGTTAACGGAGTCATTCGCGAAATCAATAAAATTAGCATCGATGTACCTGATTGGGTGCCGGGTGGCGGCCAGTCGTATGGTGCAAACATTCCTGAAATCCCAATGCTTGCAAAAGGGGCTATGGTTAGCAGTCCTACCTTAGCAATGATCGGTGAGGGCGGAGATGATGAGTTTGTTATCCCGATGAATAACAAGCCTCGTTCGCATGCCCTACTTGCTTCTGCTAATCGTATGATGGGATATTCGAGAGAATCAAACGGCGGTAATGGAATTGTCATTAATGACCAACGATCCATAAACATTACTGGCGGCGATAAAGACGCCTTTAAGCAAGCGGAACGTGCCCTTATCACAAGTAACGAAGATTTAGAAAGAAGAATAAAAGCAATTCTGCAACAAGAAAGGCGGTTGAGTCTAAATGGATAAGTACGTAACGATCCAGGGCGACATGTGGGATTCTATTGCTTTTAAAGTATATGGCCATGAACATTATATGGCTGAACTGATGGCAGCTAATCCGCAGCACCTTTCAACCACCATTTTTTCGGCCAATATCGAATTAATTACACCATTTATTGAAACTCCTGTTTCTAATTCACTCCCGCCGTGGAAAAGAGGTGAGCTTAATGGAATCGAGACGCGTTGAACTTGTTTTACTCTACCAAGATGTAGACGTATCTACTGATATAGCAGGATATTTAATCGATTTTTCGTTTGGCGATAACGGTAGTGGTCAAGCAGATGATTTACAAGTAAAAATAGAGGATCGATTGCAATTATGGCAAGGAGATTGGATGGGAAAAAAAGGCGATCGAATGAAAGCTTTTATTAAAACAATCAACTGGAATAAGGAAAATACCACCGAAATTTTACCTTGCGGGGAATTTGATGTAGATAGTATTGAAGTCTCTGGCCCACCTGATCAACTTTCGATTAAAGGCGTTTCGGTTCCCGTTTCAACTGGAGGAAGAAATGAAAAGGTAACAAAAGCCTGGGAGAAAGTCACACTACAGCGCATTGCAAAAGATATAGCGGCTAAATCAGGGCTATCTCTCATGTACTTAGCAGATGATAACCCAACATATGACCGCATAGACCAGACTAAACAAGCTAATCTTGCTTTTATACAAGACCTAGCTAAAAAAGAAGGTCTATCCGTTAAGGTGACAAACAAAAAACTGGTTTTATATGATGACGAGCTGCTTGAAAAAAAACCACCCGTAAAAACAATTATTCGAGGGAAAAGCAACGTACTTAGTTATGCTTTTAGTGATGCTTTTATTGATTGCACATACCAAGCTTGTGAAGTCTCTTACTATAACAGCAAAAAGAAAAAAACGTACAAATATACGTATAAACCAAAGGGAGCACCTAAAAACGGGCCTGTTTTGAAAATAAATCAACGTGTTACCTCTACAAAAGAAGCGCAAAGATTAGCACGAAAGAGTTTGAAAAAAAAGAACCAGGAAGCAAACAAAGGGCGCTTATCTCTGGTAGGTGATGTGGTACTTGTCCAAGGCGTGACTGTGGAATTAAAAGGCTGGAGGAATTTTGACGGAAAATACTTTATTGAAAAGGCGAATCATCGCATTTCAAATGGCGGTTATACCGTTGATTTAGATGTTAGAAAGGTGTTGAACTATTAATGGATAACGCGGTGAATGACCTTATACGAATTGGGAAAGTTTCTTCCGTTGATCCTACAACTGGTACAGCACGAGTCGTTTTCGAAGATACCGACGAATCAGTTTCTTTTGATCTGCCTATCCTTTTTCCACAAACAATGGCTGCAAAGCATTATGGCATGCCTATCATAGACGAAAACGTTATTTGTCTGTTCCTAGGAAATGGTGTGCAGACAGGTATATGCTTGGGTTCATTCTATTCTACCGTCGATAAACCACCTGTAACCGATAAAAATAAGCAAGGCATATGGTTTGAAAATGGTAGCTATGTAGAATATGACCGTTCTTCTGGCATTCTAACACTAAAAGCAACTGGTGGTGTGGTGATCGAAGGTGATGTAATGGTGAAAGGAACCATCCAGAGCACAGGTGAAAGTGTATGATTGGCTCTTTTGGGAAAGTCATTTTCTTCGCCAGCGCGGAAGCCATGCGAACATTCGATGGATTCACGCGAAATAGCTCTAGTAGATGGGCCAAACATGATGTACTGCTCTTAAAACCTGTTTCTCAATTTATCGGCCCTGGGCTAGATACCATTACCTTTTCTATGAGGTTTGATATTAGGCATGGCATGAATCCAAGGAAAGAAATGAATACCCTTTTGGAAATGGAACGTTCGGGCCAAGTGGAAACGCTGATTATCGGTGGTGTACCATTAGGGGTTTTCAAATGGAAGATTACAAATTTATCTCAAAAATGGACACAGCTTGACGGGAAAGGAAACCTTTTAGTCGGAGGATTAGACGTTACCTTAGAAGAGTATGTATAGGGGGCGAAGTCTTGGAAGAAGAAGTAAGGGCAGATAGTCGACCAATTAATTTTTTAGCAACAGGAAAAGAAGAGATTTTGCAAAACGTCTATACCATTCTTACAACCCCTCGTGGATCTGTTCCTTTAGATCGGGAATTTGGGATTGATACCTCCATCTTAGACGATCCTACTCCTGTAGCAAAAGCGAGAGCAACGGCAGAGATTTTTGAAAAGGTCAACAAATACGAGCCTCGCGTTTCCATTACAAAGGTGTCTTTTACGGAAAAAGAGGACGGGGTATTAATTCCTGTTGTTAAGCTAGCAGTAAAGGAGGGATAGTTTGAATATCAGTTCATTACCTGACATTCAATTTTTAGACACCAATCCTATACAGATAAAAGATGCCATTATCAGAACATATGAGGCGTTATCGGATAAAAAACTCTACGACGGAGATCCGGTTCGTCTTTTTTTGCTGTCTGTTGCAGATATTATTATCCATCAACAAGTGCTCATTAATGAAACGGCTTTACAAAACTTACTGCGATATTCCAGGGACGCCGTGTTAGATCACAAAGGCGACTTACTTAGTACGTATCGTATGCAACAATCATCGGCTGCTACTACTGTACGCTGGTGGGTATCAGCGCCACGCCAAGAAGTGATTGTAATACCAAAAGGAAAACGGGTTAGTCCTGAAGACGGTATATTTTTTGTAACAACAGAAACCGTACAAATTCAACCAGGAGAGCTTTATGCAGATGTGGTGTGCGAATGCTTGGAGCCAGGTAAGATCGGAAATGACTTTTTGCCTGGGAAGATTAATCAAATAGTCGATCCTATGCCCTGGATAGAACGAGCTGAAAACATTACAAAAAGCGCAGGTGGAGCTGACAAAGAAGAAGATTCGTCATATCGCGAACGGATACGAGAGGCTCCTGAAGCTTTTTCGTCAGCAGGTCCATCCGGAGCTTATAAATTTCACGCAAAATCAACTCATCCCGAAATAGAAGACGTTTATGTATATTCGCCTTCTCCTGGGTGCGCAGAGTTACGAGTCCTTTTGACAGAAGGGCGTATTCCAACACAAGAAATACTAGATGCCGTATACAACAAATGTAATGACCGAAAGGTTCGTCCTTTGACAGATAGAGTACAAGTCCTGCCAGCAGAAGAAATCAAGTATAACCTGGATATGACTTATTGGATCGATGTAGAGAATGTAGATAGAATCGAAAGCATTAATGCAGAAGTACAAAAAGCTGTAGAGGAATTTATTGTCTGGCAACGATCAAAACTAGGTAGAGATATCAACCCTTCCGAGCTCACTCTTAAAGTTCGTTTAGCTGGTGCTTATCGAGTTGAAATTCGTTCGCCAGTATTTACAAACGTATCACGTTATCAGTTCGCCTCTGTAAATACAAAGAACGTTGTATATGGAGGAATAGTAGATGATGAATCTTGATCAAATTCGTTTGGTTGACATTCTTCCTCCCAACCTTCGAATGGATGAAAAAGTTTTGGCTGCTGCTGCATCTTTTGACAAAGAGTTAGAAAAATTGACTAGGGTTATCCCTACATTAAATTTGCTCTACACAATTGATCAACAAAGTGAATCGATTGTAGACGAGCTTGCCTGGGAGTTCCATGTTGATTTTTATGATAAAAACCTCCCTTTGCATAAAAAAAGAGAACTTGTAAAAAATTCAATCCCTTGGCATCGAATGAAAGGAACACCAGAAGCGGTAGAACAGGTAATCACAGCGGCTTTTGATGAATGCAGAGTAGAAGAATGGTTCCAATACGGAGGAAAACCTTATCATTTTAAGATTATAACAAAGGATCGAATACCCGATAAAACTACCTTAAAGACGTTAGTACGAGCGATAGAATCCGTCAAAAACACGAGAAGCTGGCTCGAATCTATTTCCTTTCAGCGGGATGAGGACTTGGAAATATATCACAGTCAAGTTATTACTATCACAAAAATAATAGATATTGGGAGTGCTAAAAATGGCCCAATTTAACGAAACAGTATTAACAGAAAAAGGCTTATCTCTTCTGACGAAAGCCCAAATGGGGGCACCCCTAAAATTTACTAGAGTCGCAATAGGAGACGGGAATCTTTTTAGTGGCGACTTAAAAAAATTGACAAGCTTAATAAATGAAACCGATTCACTGCCGATCTTGGAACTAAAGAAAGTAAAAGAAGGCCAAACCGTAATCCAAGCTATGATAACCAATGAAAAAATGTCAGTCGGAAGCTACATTCGGGAAATAGGATTGTTTGCCCTTGATCCAGATGAGGGCGAGATCCTATACAGTATTTCAAACGCTGGCGAAAAGGCAGATTATTTACCTCCACTTGATGGAGGTTTAAATGAAATCATGATTAGAATACACACCGTTATTGGACAAGCTGCCAACGTTACTATTGAGGTAACGCAAAATGTATTTGTCACCATCGAACAATTTAAAGAGCACATTAACGATACGTCTATACACATACGCAGAAGTGAATACGAGCATGACATCAACGATTTAAGAGCACGTATTCTGCTGTTTGAAGCGGCCTTACCTGAAAATTATAAACACAATAAATTTACTATTATGTTTAGCACCATTGACGAAATTAATCTACTAGATGGATATTATGACTCCACTCTACAAAGGTTGGTGTTATAGTGGCAACGATAAAAAAAGAAGTAAAGAGATTCTCAGAAAGCACGAGCAGTACGCAAACCGTTACCATGACTTTGCCAGGTCTTAATAGTATTAAATCGATTACTGTAGATACAGGTGTGGTGTCATATAAAGTCAACGGCTCGACGGTAACATTAACACTATCTGGAGGTTCTTACTCACGGAGAGCGCAAACGGGCGGCTCCTATGTATCGTCTCACACCAAAGAGGTCAGTACATCACAGACCAGTTCAACCAATTCCTTTCCTAGCAGCGTTTCCTATAATAGCGATGGATATAGCGGAACCCTAGGTAAAGATGGAAGCGCGACTCAAAAACTAGTAAATAGCATCCCCGGCAGAACTAAGACGGTTTCTACCGAAAGAAATGCATCGAGTCCAGAAAGAAATTCTTGCGAGGAAGCATACAGTTACGTAGTGAGCGCTTTGCCCGACAGCATATCCTATAATCAAGGTGGATATAGCGGGACCTTGCGACTTAGTTCCAGGTCTATCGGTAATTGCAAAAGGCGAGTTAACATTTATTGGATAGATTCTGCAATTGGCTATTATTCGGGGACAGTCTCCGAACCATCAACAAACGTATACAACTATACACAAAACTACCGTGGCTCTGTTACGAAACCTGGATATGATACAAGAACCTACACCTATTACTACCAATATGCCGTAACTGTTGAGTACTCTGATAACTCGAATCCGAGCATTGTAGTATCTACAGCAAGTAATCAGGTATTAAATCCTGGATCGAAAATTCTCCTAAAAGGGACTGCCACGGATATTGATAACGGGAACGTTGTAGGCATTAAATATCAAGTGAACAACGGACCTATCAAGACGTTACACTCTGCCGTTTCAAACGGTACAGCGATAGCTTTCACAAGTACTCTAACATTTAAAGACAAACGTTTATATGATGGTACAGTTGATGTCACAAACGAAAACCTAGCCGAAAATATAGACCATCGTATTAATATATGGGCCGAAGATGATCAGGGTGGAAAATCGGAAACGGTTTTACGCAATTTCCGTGTTATCCTCAACCGGCCACCAGTTATTAGTGTAGATGGAGATCCACAAGATAAGGGACTCGATTTAGGGGAAATTACCACTCCACCAACTGTGAAATATTCAGTTTTTGATCCCGATGGAGACAAGATATCTATTGTTGAGGGTTGCGAGAAAACTGGAGGCGGTTTTAACGTTTTCCTACGTGATTTTAAGGCAGAGCCTAATAAGACCAATGAATTTCAATTAGATAAAGATACATGGTCTAAGCTACAGCCATCTCCAGCGCAATATTCTCTGGTTATAAAAGCTACGGATAATATCAATCCAACTGTATACCGTAATGTGCTTTTTAAGCGTAAGATAGGCAGGATTGAATACTTTTTGAAAGAGCCGTTTGTCACAGACATTGCGGCGAAACGGATTTTAATTACTCTTGATGCTGTTATCCCAAATGGGGCTGAGTTTTTTGTTAAGGTCACCAATAATGCTTTTGATGAGTCCCCTGTATGGGAGGACATAACTGCAAATGTAATTTATAATCGTGGCTATGCTTTTAAAAATCAAGCAAAAAGTAGTGACAAATGGGGTATCGGTATCCATATGGTCTTCCGCAAAGGGACAGCGACACAAGATATCATTCTTCGCGGGTTTGGGGGGGCATTCGATTGATTAAGTGGTCCAATCGTAAAGAGTTGTCTGACATAGCTAGTGGAACTGACCAGGAGGATTTAAGTCCTGAATTGATTGATGCATACGCAGCCATTGCGTCCCTGGAGGAAGAGCTGGCTGAAATTAAAAAGCTGATGAAAGGTGGTGAGAAAAAATGACGGTTAAAGAATACATGATACCTGTTTATAGTGTCTTGGTTAAAGCAGGTCGACGCGAAATCGAAACACTGCCAGAAGCATATCAAGTACCGGTAGCTGAGTATCTGGTCAAAAAAACTGAAGTTTAAAAACGCCTTTCCCATTCGGAGAGGCGTTTTTTCATGGGGAGCTGATAGGCTCCCTTTTTACTTTTGCCCCAAAGGGGGGGATAAGGAGAGGGAGAAGCATGGAAGAGAGTGTAATGAATGCATTGCTTCAACAGGGCCCGTTCGCTGCTCTGTTTGTCTGGCTGTTATTCTCTACCAAAAAAGAGGGAAGAGACCGCGAGACTCGATTGGTTAAACAAGCTCAAACACGCGAAGCAAAGCTTATGGAGCACAATGAACGGATGGTTACCCATTTGGAGCGCAATACAGCTACATTACAACAGATTGAACGCAGTTTAAGCGGGCTGGAGAATGATGTCCAAGAACTAAAAGATAAGGTGGGATGAGGATGATAGAGATAGGCATAGTGATTGCGGTAGTGATGGCTTCAGGGGCATGGTTGAAAACGCGGAGTTGGTTCCCAAACGATTACATTCCTCTCGCTATTGTTGTGATGGCGGTAGCTTATAATGCGATCAATGCTTTACTCTACGGGGGCGATTTACTCGAGGCTGGAAAGATTGCGTTTCTTGAGGCAACGGCTGCCATCGGGATTCATTCAGGGGTAAAAAATTCGTTTCAGAAGGGAGATGTAGAGTAATGAAAACACAAGACTTTATAGATAAGATAGCACCAAGTGCTGTTGCTGACATGAAGAAAACAAAGATACCTGCATCCCTTACAATCGCTCAGGCTATCCTTGAATCAGCATGGGGAGAGAGTGGACTAACTAAAAAAGGTAACAACCTGTTTGGTATCAAAGGTACAGGACCAGCAGGCGTATGCGCTATGCCTACAAAGGAGAATTACAACGGTCAATGGACAACTATCACAGCTAATTTCCGAGCTTACAACAACTGGGGAGAGTCTATTTCAGATCATTCGAAGCTAATCTTAAACGGTACCAGAGACAAGCCTACACGTTATCATGGCGTGCTAGGTGCTGATTATAAGACTGCTTGCCACGCTATTCACAAGGGCGGCTATGCTACTGATCCGGGCTATCCAGGTAAGCTTATTGGATTAATTGAAAAGTATGGTCTAGCTAAATATGACAAGGAGGAAACAACAGTGAAACCAGAGGTAGCGAACGAGATTATAGATATTTATTTACAGGCAGCATGGCATACAGCAAATGAATGGAATGACACGGATAGAAAAAAACGTATTGGACAATTGGCTGATGAGCTGAGAATTGCTAGTGGACAGGAGCCACAAAACATGTACTTAGCTTTTAGATAAAAAAGGGGAGTGACTACGCTAACAAAAGGCAAACGTCCGAATTTTGGGATTCGGACGTTTGTTTACGGAATAGCTATCATTGGGACTTTTTTTATTCTTTCTTAATCTCTTCAAGCAACTTAATTATTTTTTCGTTTTGTTTAACTATACTTCTTAGGTTAAAAGCAGTGGCTAGTAATAAGGCTAATATCAATGGCATGTAAAAAACTTGCAAGATAGTCATAGCTCACCTCGCGATTTAGGATAACTAGGGAGTTTCTGGGTCAATATTTTTAAATACTCTTGCTGCCTTTTTCTCATGAGGAATCATATCATTCATGATATTTAGGCATGCTTGTGTCAAAGCATAAGTAGCAGCGATTCCTGCCATGATTCCCACTGTAAGTGCCAGAGGAGGATTCAAACAAATTGCAGCGATCACTGCACTAAATCCAACACCTGGTACACCGTAAGCGATAGCAGTATCTAAATCATCCTCAAGTTTTCTTAATTCATCAATAGTTTCAGCGAAATCACCTAGATCACCACTGTTACTACTGTTTTCGAAGGTTGTCTTTGATTTTCCTTGCCATTCGATAATCCAAAAATTCTTTTTCTTATAATACTTACTAAAAAATTCATATCTACCATCATATGAATCTACGCTATTTTCAACATCTGGACTAACTGCATATGCATGTTGAGATTTCTTCTTTTGAGGGTAGTCATCTAAATCAACTTTTGCTTTTTCTCCATTTGTTTCAATTTCTAATTCATTAGTTTCTTTGTACAGTCGAGTAACTACAACTTCACTATCTGTAGTTACTTTTGTTTCTCTTACATGTTCATCTTCCTTGATGTATTCAATTTGCACATTTTCTTTAGCAAATTCGTCTAATTTTTTTAGTTCTTCATTCATGGTTTTCACATATTCAATATTCTGTTGTTCGGCGGCTGTTACTGGGGCCAGCATGATAGTGAAGGCAAAGGTACTCATGACTACTGACGAGGTAATTTTCAAAAGGTTCTTTTTAAGATTTAACAA